GACTACTAGCACATAACATATACCATTGCAGTTTGGGATGTTTCTGTACATATTCATTAAACAAATATTTATTTGCGTGATAGTCTACGCTACGCAAGTAATAGCCCTGAACATCTCCTGAACCTTTAATAGCACTCATCCAATGTGTCATCATATAGGGAACAAACTTCTTTTGTTGTTCTTCAGATAAACTATCATAATACCCATAGTCTTTCTTGTCCATAGCCGCAAGAGAATCAAACAAGTTGAAGTCTTGTGCTTCAAACTTCTCATCAACGGGGGTATTCTTTTTAGTTGCCATTAGAATGCCTGACTATAATCCACTATCTCACAATTACGACTAATCTCTTTTACAAAATATACACATCGGGGTTTAGGTCCGTCATCTAGTGGGACACATAAGAATTGCCCGTTCTTCAATCGAGGAGCATACCAAGTTACATCGTGGTAAATATCTACAATCTCAATAGGCACAAAACTTGGGCTAAAGCTAGTTAACGGATTAAACTCAAATGCATTGAATCCTCTGTCATTTATACTTGTTAGTGGCAATGTCTCTAAGTCTCCGTGTTCTTGTTCACCGATAAGTATTTGCCAATCTAATGGCATCTTAACAGTACTGTTGCCGATCTTTAATACAAGTGCAGGGCTGTTAAATGATTCCAAAAAGATTAATGGGATGTAATGATAATCTACATTTTGTGGATTACTGTTATCTAGTATAGCAAAGCGAAGGTCGTCTATTTCCTCCGGCAATGTTTCTAAATTATAAAATTCGTTTTCAAGTGTTAATATACGCATGTTGTTATTCTATCACATTCTTATCTATAAGTCAACTTTTCTACATCAAACGGGTAGTTTGCTTCTTTATAAAATGCCTTACGTTGGGTTAAATGTCGTTTGGCAAATTTACAACTACTTGTTATGTCGTAGATTTGTACATGGTCTTTATCTTCGGCTTTACGTATACCACGCCCAATACTTTGAATAACCCGAACAAAGCTTTTTCCTGGTTCTATGAGAACAAGATTAAAAATACGGGGAATATTAATACCAACAGCTGCCACGCCATAAGTAGCTACAATAATCTTATTAGTGCTAGTCGCAACTTCATCATATTCTTCCTTACGTTCATTCATATTAGTAGCACCACTAACAAACACACTACCGGGCAATCTACTAACAATTTCTTTTCCTGCATTAACTCTATCTACTAGAATCAATGTGTTACCGGTATCATTTATTCCACTGATTAAACTAGCTATCTTATCTAATCTTTCGCTATCTTCTAACAAGTGCTTTAGTTCGCTTTGATAGTTAGTAAACTCTTTACCATCTTGTAATTGCATAATGTTAACATAGCAACGTGCTAATACACCCTGATCCTGTAATTCACTTGCACTTAGTTTACCAATAACATTGCCCAAACTTACATAGATGCTTTGTGCTTCAAACTTTGCTTTAGGAATAGTTCCTGTTAGTCCCCACCGAATGGGCACTTTAGCAAACACACCAGTAAGCAATGTTTTTAGTGCGTCTGCTTTTGCCATATGCACTTCATCAACCATTACACAAACAACACCTTCAATGAAGTCTCCGATCTCTACTTCTGCTTCACCTGCTTTTGTTTTCTTAAGCATGTTGTTAAGGCTTTGCCAAGTACAGATCGTGTGTGTCTTACCAAACTCTTTACGATCACCAAAGTATACACCAACATCTAATCCTAGATTAATGTAATCTGCTTCTGTTTGCGTTACTAGTGACTTATTTGGAACAATAACAATACTACGACCATACTTTTCTATAGTATAACTTAGTGCCGCAGTCATTAGTGTCTTACCTGCCCCTGTAGCAATCTCTTGTAATGATTGCGGGTTCTCTAAAAAGTTGTTTACGAGTTCAATTTGATAGTCACGTAATACGACCGGCTCACCTTCTTTTGGATGACCTTTAGGCCAGTTTTTATTTTTAAATGTATCCTCGGACACTTTGTCAAAAGTAAAGGTTGTTGAGTAATCCCTCAAATCTTCTAATTCAATATCATATCCTGCATTGTCTAGGTAGGGAAGTATTTCAGGCAACAAGTTAATGTAGGTACTGCCCGCTAAACTGAAATAGCTAACTTTGCCATTCCATCTACCTAGCCTTACTGCAGGTAGATACCGTGCTCCGGGTATTTCATACTCAAACATTTTCATCAGTGCTTTACGCTCTGATAGTTCAAGTCCCTCTATCTTTACATTCACTTCGTCTTTGACGATTATTTTACATTGTTTCATTCTTTTCCAAATTGATTGGTTGACTATTTACCACATTGATTACTTTTGCTACATTTACATAATCATCAGCTATTAATTTAAATTTTACAATGACCGGGAATTTATACTTGCTTAAATTAGTGTGTGTTATAACTCGTCCGGCATCGTTGTACTGTATACCTGCTTTTTCTAGTGATTGTTTTAAGCTATCTTTAAACTTTAAATTAGTTGACAATCCTATACCTGATACTGAAACATAATCACATTTGATATTCTGTAGCCAAGGCACAATGTCACATATGTTGTTTAGTTCTACTTTAGGATTATACGATCCAGCAAATCTTTCTTCATCGGTATGCATAATACTATCATCAATCATTATACCGTATCTTACTAATTCAGCTAATGTATTTAATTCAGTATTTAAAGTGATATGTTTAATAGATTCATCCAGTGCTTTATTAGTACAAGCAATTATATAATTGCCATTTGTACATACCAATGTAGGTGTCCAATATTTTACATCTTTGTAATAAGTTAACTGGTCTAATAATTTTTTAACATTATCACTATATCTAACCTCATTGAAAAACTTTGTTACCATGTTACTAGCTAGTTTTAACGAGAACGTGCTTAAATCAGCAATATAATATTTATTAATGTTATCCCATACAAAACTAGATTCACTAAGTGATCTAAATGCAGTAATAAATGTTTTATTATAAGGTGTTTTTAATATGATATTATCATTAAGAATACCTATATGAGCAGAGGTATATTCATCTGTGGTTTCTACTACAAGTGTTTTCCAAGGAAGTTTAGATAACTCCTTAACGAACATTTGATTTTTAACAAATTGCCGTTCATATTTTTCTATAAGTTTGTCAACCAATTCTACTTGATTACTTGTAATACGTTTTTTAACCGAGCTAATTTTTTCAAGGTTCTGAAGGAAACGAATATCATACCTACTTAATCTTAAGTTGGCAACCATATAATATATAAGTTGTTCTTTATTATTCAATTCAATCATTCAACAATTATATAACAAATAAAACAAAAAATCAATAAAAAAGGGGGAGACCGAAGTCTCCCAAAAGTACTTAAAGAAAGGAACGAAAAACTCTTATCGAAACGGACTTATTGTCATTGCCGTTACGCACACTGCAGGGGTTATGCTTTCATACAAGTTGTCTTAGCAAGATTCTGCCAGTTACCGGGACTGATCTTAACCAAGTCTGCAATCTTCAAACACATACGCAAGGACACTTCACGCAATTTAGTATGATTGTCCCACATGAAGTTAATCACAGTTTGTGATTGTTCTTCATTAAAATCATAATCCTTGAACAAACCACCATCAGCATCACGATGGACCTGCTTGATACGCAACATCTTGTCACGATCACCATCAATAGTCAGGTCCAGAAAGTGACAACGTGATTGCAATGCTTCTAAGTGATCCTGCAATTTCTTAGATTTCAGATTGCCAAATTTCAAGTTAGTGATAAAGATAGCACTACCATTGAAGTTGAAAGTATTTGGGATACCTTCTTCACGCAACAAACGTGAATCACTATTCCAGCAGATTCTACGTGTCTTGCCTGAATCTAGTGCGGCCTTGAGAATGTTCAAACTCAAGTCATCAGTAAAAACTGAATCGCAATCATCAAAAATTAACACGTTCTTTGTGTCAGAATACTTGTACAGTTGAGTATACAAACCCAATGCTGTCATAGCACCTTTAACAATTTGAAAACGAACTCGCTTGCCTGCAAGTTTGTCAAACATACTTGCTTTCTCCATTTGTGTCTCAACACCATATGATTTGCCGACACCGGGCGGGCCTGAAACAATCATAGCACGTATATCACCATTGATACAAGCACGTGACATTTCATCAAGGACCTCAAAACGTGTAGCAATACGGTCCATTGCTTCTTGTTCTGTTTCTTTAACTGCTTCTTTCTTAAACTCTACTACAGCATTAGCCATAACTTTATCTCCATTTAAAAATTCAATATTATCAATCGTATTTACTAAGATTTTAATCTCAGTACTACGACCCGGGAACTGACCATCATTTTTAACAGTCACATAACTACCTTTTTTACTTGTCTGAAAACCTTTAACAAGTGTAAACACTTCACCTTTAACTGCTTCATTACGATATGAACCTGACAAAATACGAACTGTAGACATAGCTTCTCCTGTGTGTTAATCAATCAATACAAGTATTATAGCATGAATGCCATTTATTGTCAAATTACGCTACTTTGCGAAAATACATATAGGGCAAGCCCAATGTATAACACAAGTACTCATCATCACCCTGAGTGTCCTCGGCTTCGTGGATCCAACGAATTGCTGTTGCACGGTCCTTAGCACCTGAAAACATCAGGTCACTAACCCTTTTCTCAAAAGAGAAAATTGCATGTTGTTGAGCCGCAACACGGACCTTTTCTTCGGCTTCAATAGCTACACCTAGTCCTTCAAACTCAGCTTCGAACTGCTCCAAAGTCCAAGTTGAAGTATCAATCCCACGAGGGCGAACGCCGTAAGCGTCTTTGTACATGTCCCAGTAAAGTTCCCGGGCTTGTTCTAATTGTGTCAACTCTTCCCAAGATTTGAATTCTGTAGTCATTTCGTAGTCCTTTTCTTTACTGTCTAAGATTCTATTATAGCAGAAAGCCCATTTATTGTCAAATTTTGGCTATCAAACTAGCATGAATTTCATTCATTTCCGACTGCTCTACATAGAAATCGGACCTAGGATCGTAGTATTGGCCTTCACTGTTGTCATAATACAACACTCTTCCGGAGAAATTGAACGGGCCTTCTAAGCCATTGCGCGGACCATACTTGGTACGCATTTCATCCATCTGATACTTGTCAGCAACAACTTTGTAACCCATAAATCCCTTTCAACTGAATAAGAATCTATTGTAGCAGAAAG